TCGATGCTGTTGTTCACTAGCTCCACTGTAACTTGGTCGTTCTTGCTTTGAATATAAGAACGGAATTTAGCCTCTTCAAAAGGCTCTTCCTCGCTGATTACGATGTTTCCGTTTAGAGGGTCTCTACGGTCAAATTGATATGTCACAGTGTCCCTGTGCTTAGGAGTGACTTCAATGGTAAAGTACCGAGCATCGTTGTAATACACATCCATATATCGCAACTGAAGACGACCAGTCCGATTACCAATAAAAGTGTTTTCGGTTGCTGTTCGGCTATACGGCATAAGTTGAGGCGGTTGGAAAGTAAACGTAAATTGCTCACCAAAAACCCAAGAGCTGCTTGAGAAGTCACCAAGGCTATCGCAAACAAAACTCGTAACGCCAGCAGGAACAGAAGTAGCCACGACCCAACGCTTTTTAGCTTCGTTTGAATCTGCTGCATTTTCTTTAATAATTACAAACTGACTGGTGTTAACAGTCCTGTACGGAAGCGTAACCGTAGTTTTATTAGTACCAGCGTTGTAACTGAAAGAAGCGGTACCAATATCAGTTGTAATTGAACTAGAGATTTGACGATCCAACAGGAATAAGTCTGCGCTGTCTTGAGGGGGTCTAGAAGCGTTAAGACCTTCAAGGTAATACTCAGTTGTTCCGCTGTTGTTGTAGCTCACTAGTTTGAATAAAGTACCCTCAACAAAATCACACCAATAGATGTTTTTGTTAGGGAAAGTCCATTTATGCCAAGCGTTTTGTCTGTTGGTTAAAGAGCCCCCAGAGGTTTCCCAGAAGAATTGGTACACATACAGCGAATCAGGGTCGTCTTTGCTCAAAGCAACCAGATACTGATCTGTACGGCTAACAGCAAGGGAATCAATGTTTTTAGGAATGTACTTAGGAACCGTCTCAGTAATCACTGCGGTCTGACCCAGGTTGATACCAACAGTACGGTCAGTCGTAATAAACGTGTGAAAACCAGTGAAGTCTCCTTCCTTAACAGGGAACAGCACTTGAGGTCCAACCTGTTGAGGTTTTACGTTTGGCTCCATACTGATGGAACTAATACGACCTACAGAAGCTGTCTCTGGGCTAAACGTAACGTTGTCGCCAGAGTACAGACGGAATTGGTTTTCGTTAGAGAACAACACAAGTTCGTCCTGCTGCTGCAACGCATAGTTCAACACAGCAACATCATTACTGACAGCAGTGAGGTCAATCGGATCGCTATCGACAACTTGAAGAGCTGATTGCTGCCAGAAGTTGTAATAATCTCCAGACTCACTCAGGATGACGTTTTCACCACTAACAAACCCAAGACGGTTTTTAAAGAACACAATGTCGTTAATTGTGCTTCCTGCAAAAGAAGGTCCTGGTAATTCGTCTTCATCACCAGCTAAACGAGTACCCCAACCAGGAAGAGCAAACGAAACAGTGCTATCGGTGTAAGTTGTACCGCTAAAGGGTTGAAAGGTGAACCTTACAAGTCCACTAGTGTTTCGGTAATAGACAAAGGCATGAGGCAACGTGTTGTCATCTAGAAGCCCCCTAGCGCCCCATCCAGCAGCCTCTTCCCAAACACCACGACCAAAAGAACCGTTAGTCGTTGTGTTCTCAGCGTTAAAGGTCAGGTAGTACGAGCTTTGATCTGAAGAACCATCAGGAGCTACAAGGACCGTATAGCCCTCCCAGGAGGTCGGAGGAAGTTCTGTGATGCTGGTTACTTGATTGGTAAAACCAGACATCAACGTATTACCTCGTGCGTCGTGAGCTACAAAGCTTTTGAAGTAACGAGAGTTGCTTGTAAGTCCAATAAGGATTTGAGAGTCTTTAACTTCAAAAGTCAGTTCGTTGTGAATATCTCCTTGATCAAGACCATCTCCAATAGTCAAAGTGCTTGAACCATTGGCAGTAGCAGTTACGGCTGTACCGGCTTCATTGACAAGGGTAAAACTTGCTGTGTTAACAGTACCGATAAAGGTATTAGCAGGAATACCAGTACCGCTTACAGTCTCACCAGGGGCAAGCAAATCAATATCAGCAGCAGTAACACTAGTAACAGTGCTACTACCAGTGCTGGTACTGCCGGTAATTGTTTGAGTATTACTGACAAGTTTTTGAGCAATAGTTTCAGTACTAACTACGTTTGCATTTCCACCGCTGTCAGTAAGAGAGGGGGTAATGTAATGACCCCTAATTACATCATTGTTATCAAGTGTGATAGTAATTGAGTATTCAGTATCGTAATCAACTAACTTGACCCATACCTGAGCTTTGGTGGGGCGGTAAACAGAGCTAATACTGCTGACGTTGTACCTTGTTAAGGTCTCTGAAGCGTCATAAGCAGCTTCTTTTTGAACGTTAGTTATAAAGACGTAATCTTGAAACGACGTAGCCCTAAACCGATCACGAGCCCTACCAGATCCACGGAGGTAATTAAGATTGGTGGAGGTAATGTTTGCAAAAGCTTGTTCAACTGGCACAACGGTAGGAAGGATACCGCTAATAGGTTCAACATTAGAAACGCCAGAAACAAACGTATAACTTGATTCAATAGTTAGGGTTACGCCTGTTGTTGTAGCAGTAGCGTTTTTGCTAAGAGTAATTTGACTTGCAGAAACGTTGTAATCAACAATTTTGGTTCCAGAAGGAATACCAGTACCAGTTACACCTGCTCCAATAAAGATGTCAGTCATAGAACTGACAGAGGTCACCACAGCAGAACCACTAGTGGTATTCCCAGTACGAGATACGGTACGACTGTCGTCAGCAACAACCAGAATAAATCGTTCGTCACTACTGCGGTTGTAAACGAAAACCCAGGCCTCATTCCACTTGATGGGGCTAGTAAGGGTCAATCCTCCAGCGTTCTTAGTCAGCGTATCAATACGCTTTACAGGCACAGAACCAAGACGCTTTTTAAGACCCTCAACAAGGTCACAGACACCGTTCTCAAGTACTTTGGCAAAACCAGGCAGCACAAAACTGTCTGCTTGTTGGTTTACCCCTTTATTAAGAGGACCGATGATTTGGCTAAAAAGTTCTCGTGACATCAGCGGTTCAGGATATCAGGACCAAAGTTAGTAACAACACGGCCACCATACATATCGTCAGGACCGCTAATGAAGTTGTAGTTTTGAGCCATATCTTCAGTACGCTTCAAAGTTTGCAAAGCGTTCTTTTCATCTTCTGCCGTATAGGTTTCAAGACTGGCAGAAGTTACAGATCGATTAGCAAAGATACGACCAGCTCGGATCATGATGTAGCGACGACCTGTTTCAGGAATACTGTCCCAATCCAGCTCTTCGACAATCTCAGCTACAAGATCACTAGTGGTACCAGTAACGCTAAGACCAAGGCTACCCCTCAGATCATATGTATTTCTAACGCGATCAAAAAGCCTAAGACCACGAAGAACAAACCTTTGAGACGGGTAGGTAATCGGGTTAAACCGTACAGCCAAGGTGTTGCTAGGAAGCTGGGATTGACCTGTAGAAGCGTCCAGAGGAATGGAGTCATACAGCATCGTGTTCCAAGACCACCCAGCGCCTTGAACCTCACGACTAATCTCATCCAAGGTACGCTCTGCAAGACTAGCGTCACCAGTTAGTGGTGGGTTGAGAGAGTTAATAGGTGCTTCACCAATAATGGCGAGCAGAGTGTTAACTGCACTGAGTTTCGCCATTTATTGCAACAAAAAAGGGGAAGCATTTGCCTCCCCTCATTGTATTGGTAATTAACTAGAAGCTAACTACGAGTAATAAGTCAACGACTTAGTAAGGTGCACCGTCATGCAGCAGGCTGACGCAGCACTCAGGGCGCAGGATACCGTGACCCACGGCATAGCTAGCGACCATCATGGTGCTCTGAGTCATAGCTTTGTACTCAGAACCAGTCATCTGCATCGACACATCCTTCAGAGCCACAGTACCCACAGCTTCCTTGGTGAAGCAAAGGCCGAAGCAGTTAGCGATGGAGGAAGTGTTGCCCTGCTCATCCTGGTAGTAATCATAGGTACCAGAAGCAGCAGAACCGTCAGAACCGTCCTTACCGTTGATGTAGTTAGGACGCTCACCACGGGTCACAGAGGACTGGTTGCTCAGACCTGCATAGGTTTGACCAGAGGTGTAGCTGTTGATGCCCAGGTGGTTGCTGGTCAGCAGGCGGAAGCCAGCCACAGAAGCAACACGGTTCTGGTAGATCGAGCCGTTAGCACCGCCAGCAGCGTTGAAGTCGGTGTTGATGGCACGGTCGCTGTTCAGCACGTCGTAGTAAGCACCAGGGCTCAGGACGCACACACGGCCTTCCTTAGGAGCATCCTTCTCGTCCAGAGCTTGGCAAGCTTTGAACAGGTTCTCCACGATCAGATCGCCACGAGCATTGCGATCAGCAGCGCCATCAAGGTTAATGCTACTGAAAGAAGTACCACCAGGCATCGAGTTCAGAACGAACAGACGCTCACCCACTTTGAAACCAGCGTTAGAGCCAGTACCAATCGAACCAATCGGGTTGATAACGAAGGTAGCAGCACCGTTGGTAGGAGCAGTAGTGATCACACCGTAAGCACCAGAATCTTCGCCATACACCACCTCACCCACTGCCCAATAGGTCAGTTCAGCGGTTTGGAAGTTAGCGCTCAGAGTAATGGTGTTGGTGCTAACAGAGGCGTAGGTGCCACCGTTCAGTTGGAATCGCTTGGAATCCCAATCCTTCACGCGGCCATCAGACTCAGAAGCAGCCAGCAGGGTACGAACCAGACGCTGGTCATAAGCACGAGCCAAAGCACGGCCAAGCTCGGTCGAATAGATCGAACGAACATCCCAGTGCAGTTTGGCCTCGTCCAGGTCATAGATCGAAGCATCAGCGATCAGCAGGTCATCAATGGTGATGATCTTTTCGCCAATCATGCCCTTGTTACCTTGACCGGTGATGAAGTCACCAGGGCGGTGGTAGCGGCTAGAGAAACGACCAGTGATCGGGAAGCTTGCGCTCTTGCCCGAAGAGATGGTGCGCTTCATGGTCAGATCCTTGAAGATCGTCTCACGGTTGAAGGTCGTCAGAACCTCACCAGAGAAGATCTTAAGGAAATTAGCGTTTTCCTTTTCGTAATTACCGGAGGCAGACCCAGCGTTATATTGAACGCCATTAAGTCCACCCAACCGGCTAAGAGATGCAAAGTCAGGCATCGTTAGTTAGTAGGTAGGAGTGTTAACGCGCTCGTAACTCAACTGTTGTTATCGCCTCAGCGGCAACAATGTTTACGTTCGCTAATGAAATACTAACCCCTTGGGCCGAGTACATCAC